AATCCGACCGTAAGCTCGGAAGGCGCATACGCGGTGGAAATGGCATATCAGAAAGCATTCAGCGATTCCCTCGATCGCGTAGGAGGCACGATCAAGCTCCCTTCGAATCTTCAAGATATGTTCGGCGGCAAGAGCGAAGTGGGCATCGATGAGTTCAATAGCATATATAGCAAAGCGATCAATTCGCGGAACCTCACGATGATGGCGCAGAAGAATCTCGACACCGGACTCGTCGGCCGCATGTTCGGCATCTTCGCGGGAAGAATGCTGGGCGAGGCCATTATGCCGGGTGTGGTAGGAGAAGTGGCAGGTATGACCGTCGGAGAAATAGCGTCGAAGAAAGCGCTTGGACTCATTCGCAACGTGGGTGAGAAGGTCGCGGCCGGTTCAGGTACGCCGGGCGTGGTGGCGAAGGCGGCGACACAACTCCCAAAGGTCATTCAAGGGAGTACGAATGAAGCGCAGCAGAGCCAATAAATCAACGAGTGTCGTAGCTGACGATGCAGATGCAGACGACAACAAAGATGATAAGAAGGATTGTTCCCATAAAAAAATTATACCATAACCAATGAAATACGTCATCTTCACATTCTCGGGCGAAGGACTGGCACTCGCTGATCAGCTTCAGCGCGAAGGCCAGGACGTTACGGTCGCGCAGATCAACGACCTCAAGAAGATCTGCCTCAAAGAGGAGCTAAAAGGACTCGACCCCGAACCGCCAGAGAAGAAAAAGGCGCGTCTCTCGATGTTTGATGGCGTGATAAAAAAGCACGATGCAGATCAGGTGATCGCCGCGCTCAAAAAGGTAAAGAAGACCGAGGAGTATTTCATATTCTTCGACTTCAATCACTGCTTCCAGTATGCCGAGCAGATCTCCGGCATGGGGTTCCACGGTAACTTCCCAACGGAAGCAGATCGTCGCTTCGAGACGGACCGGGACGCCGCAAAGGACTTCGTGAAGAAAAACTATACCGGCGTGAAGATCGGCGAAAAGCATGAGTTCAAGACGATCGACGAGGGCAAGGCGTTCCTCGAGGAAACCGACGAGCTGTGGGTGCTGAAGCCGTTCGATGACAACTCCGACGCAAAGACGAAAGTGCCGGACGCAACGGATCCCGAGCAGGCATCGAAAGAACTGATCACCGCACTCGACGCGCACAAAGAAGGGTTCGAATCGCAGGGATACGTGATGGAGCTGATGATCCCAGACGCGATCGAAATAACGCCGCAGCGCATCTACTACAACGGCAAGCCAATCTATACCTCCTGCGATATCGAGCTGAAGCGCCTCGGGTCGGGCATTGGCCCCATGACCGGATGCACGGCGGATCTCGTGTTTCAAATCGCCGACGACTCAAAGCTTGCAAAAGTGGCATTCCCGGAGATCGTGGAAGCGATGGCAAAAAAGCACAAGGGAATGTTCGTGTGGGATATCTCGATCCTTTGCAATCCGCACAACGGAAAGCTCTACATGGGCGAGTTCTGCCCAAACCGGGTGGGATACAATGCCTTCTATACCGAAACGTCCCTCGCATGGGCCGTATCGGACTACTTCGAGGATCTCGTCGCCGGCGTGAACCCGCTTGAGGGCGCGAAGCAATTTGCGGCATCGGTGCGCATGTTCCTGATCCGCGAAGGAGGCGTGAAAGAAGATGTGGGCATTACCGTCGACCGGGAGGCGTTGGACGATATCTGGTTCGTCGACATGAAGAAGGGAGAGAGTGGTATAATGACAGCAGGATATATCTGGGACGTCTGCATTGCGACCGGCCAAGGTGACACGATCGAGAAAGCGGCCGAGAACGCCTATCATCACTCGGAGGCGGTGCAGTTCGACAATAAATATCAACGTCAGATGTTCGACTTCCTGTCGGAAGAACCGGACTCACTCGTAAAACGATACGATTATGGCAAAGAAGCGAAACTCTATTAACGACGATGCGGGCAGTAACCCTTCATTCCCAACGCATGATTACAATTAGCACACAGCAATCGATATTTTTCAGGATAGGCTTCATTCTTGGCGATTTGATAGATAGATGTACCAGTGGATTTTCTATGTTTGTTGCCGCCACCGGCGACGTGATCAACTTCCAAAAACTCATCAGTCGTTTCGCCGCAGCAAGCACATTTGCCTCCGTAAGCATTCAAACATTCTTTTCTCAATTTAAGTCGGTATTTCTTTTGTACAGCGCGATGTTTTTCGGATCCCCACGTCGCAACGCGGTTTTTGTCATAAGCATCTCTGCATTTTTTACAGTCGTTAATATAGCCATCCTTCATAGTGGAGTTCTTATAAAAATCACTTAATGGCTTGACCTTGCCACAGGTCCTACAACATTTATGAACATTCATATAAAAACTATACCTCACAATAAGCAAAGATACGATACATGCGGAGATTGGATTTTTAAGAACGGAAAGCTTGATAAAATTCTAGTGTCGGACATGAAGAATGATGACTACGCATTTCTAATAGGCATCCACGAAGCGGTCGAGGCGTGGTTGTGCCAAAAGAGAGGCATCACGGAAAGGCAGGTCAACAAGTTCGATATGGATTACGAGAAAAATAGAAAGAAGGGAGATCTCTCGGAGCCGGGCAACGATCCGATGGCGCCCTATTTCAATGAGCATCAGTTCGCCACGCATATCGAAAAAATGCTTGCGCGAGAGATGGGCATTGACTGGAAGAAATATAGCGACGTCGTCGACAATTTATAAATTAAAACAAAAAACACCATGATTGAATTTACAAAGCTAGGCGCAGTCCACGAAGAAGATCCTCAAGGCTTCAAACTTGGACAGATCCAGGTACCGGTCGCGGGAATCCCAGATCAATACCTCTGCAACGACGATGGGCCACTCGTGACCGATCTCCCGATCCTTATGCAAGGCCAGTCGCCGGAGTGCGGCGGGTTCAGTCTCGCAACCCTGATCAACTTCTTCAAGAAAGCCGGTGCATCGCTCTCGGGGAGCTTCACCTACGCATTCGAAAAGACCGTGGACGGATTGCCGACCATCCAAGGAACCCTCATCAGCGCCGTTGGTAAAGCTGGAGCGCAGGCAGGATCCTGCCTCGATACGCTATTCCCAGATGACGGCGCCGGAAACACGTTCGTAGAAAATCCGATATTCTCAACCGCCAGCCCTGAAGCGGTAGCGGATGGAAAGACACGTCTCATGGGTACCCCATTCCTCCTCGATGACCTCTCAATCGCGGGCATCCAACAGGCGCTCTACCAGAATGGCGCCGTGATCCTCGAAGTTCAGGTGGGCAAGGAATGGTGGACGGCCGCCAACGGCGCTACCTCATGGAACGCCGAAGACATTCTCCCGATCCGTCCGCCGGCAACCGTGATCGACTCGCACTTCATCTGCGTCATCCCTTACGACCAGAAAAATGATCGCCTCTGGTTCGCTAACACGTGGTCAACCGAATGGGGAAAGAACGGCTGGGGATATCTCCAATCGAACTACGCGCCATTCATCAAAGCCGGCATAGCATTCAAGAATATCCCGCCGAGCGTGTTCAAAGCGCTCACCATGGGGCAGATCGAAATCGCGCAGCAGATCCTCTCCGACTTCTCGGCGGTCTTGAAAGATATCGCCGCAGAAGCAAAGGTCGCAACCCAATAGCATCATCATGAACATACTCCTTCAAACGTGGGCGGTCATCGGCCCCTATGCCATCACCGGAGCAGTGGTCAGCTTGATCGTGCAATTTACGAAGAGTTTCTTCGCAAAGAGCGCACACAAGCTCCTTTGGGCGATCGTGATATCCATTCTGGGCGGCGTCGTCCTCCAGTTTGTGTATCTCATCCCGACGAATTGGTTCGGCACGATCGTGGCGGTTCTCGCTTCGGCGAACACCGTCTATCTCGTCGTCATCCAATGGTTCGAGAGCGATACCCCGGCGCCAGCGGTAACTGCATCGGTCGCAGCAACGAGTTAAAGACAAGCGCCCCATTTTCGTGGGGCGTTTTCTTCAGCTCATTGAGAACTGAAAAGGAGAAACCATGTGTCCGCAAAAGGTCTGTCCGAAGTGCTGCCTACGCATTCCCGCTCACGCAACGGAATGCACGACCAACGGCTGTCATCATATCTTCGACGACTCCCAACCGAGCGTCGCGCCCATCGGCCGTACCTACCCCGCCGGGATCAATCCCGACCTCGACGGCGCGAATGAGGACCGGATCCTCCGGCACTACTATCTCAACTGAAAGGGAGGTGATCCAAATCTAAGGGAGTCCCAAAACGCCTCCCACAAGGGGACATTCGCGCCAAACAGCCGGATGTCCCTTTTTCTATCAAAAAACGAAATAAGCCGTTCATAAGGGGCAAAAGTGGCATAATAAAACGCCCCTTGAAGCTCAATAAATGGGCTGGGGCGTACCTGGGTACTGAATAGAACGTATAGCGACACAAAAAGAAACGCGCGGCAAGGGGTAAAGGTTATGCACAGTTAGCCGTTGACGGCTAAAAGAAATTGGAGCATACTGATCAAGACGAGTGGAGGGGGCGGGAATGATGCCCTTCGGGGAACGCATGAAACCCCAGAGTCCCCCACCCCGTCCAAACTAAAGGTCGGAAAGCGAAACGTAACGCACAATGAAAAAAAAGAAGAACGCCCTCGCTGGAGGGAAAGCACTATACAAAAAACGCGGAAGAAGCTGGATGCAAACGCTCGGGAGAAGGAGTGCGGCAAAGCGAAAAAAAGCGCTAAAGATGCTCGAAGCATCGGAGAAAAATAAAAAGAAGAAATAATGGAAACCGCTATAACAATAAAATCAGTAGAACAGATCGAGAAGGACAAGGAAGTGAAGACCTTGGTCCAGGGAGCGACGGCGATGATGGCGGCGATCAGCGATCATGAAGTGAAGGATATGGAGTCGAGCAATGAAGCGAACAAGATGCTCCTCGACGCCCAGCAGATCCTGAAGACCATCGACGCTCGGAGAAAGTTCTTCGTGGATCCATACAAAGCGGTGGCGAAGGGGATCGACGCGATCTTCAACCGCACATACGATCCGCTCGATGTCGCAGTACGCTCACTGCGCACGAAGATGGGAGACTACGCGATGAAGGTGGAGCGCGAGGCTCGGGAAAAGGAAGCGGCCATCCTCAAGAAAGAGGCCGAAGGAAGGATCAAGCCGGAGACGGCAGTGAAGCAGATGGCGAAGGTAGAGACGATCGCACCGATCGCACGAAGCGAAGCCGGATCGATCAGCTACCGCACCGACCAGAAGCTCCGTATCGTGGACGCAACGAAGATCCCGCACGAATACATGGTGCCGAACGAAGCCATGATCTTCGCAGCACTGAAGGGAGGGCAAAAGGTCGCCGGCGCCGAACTCTACGAAGTGAAAACCCCAGTGGGTCGCAAATACTAAGATGATCATCGAAGAAAAAGACTTCAAATACATGTCATCGGCCGCTGGCGAAGAAGACCTCTGTGGATTCATCATCGAAACGCTCGGCGACGCATGCGAGATGGCGAAGAAGAACTACAACGCCGATCCCGGCAAGATGAGCGACAAAGCCAAGCAGGCATTCTACTGGAGAGCGAAGATGCTTGAGCATGCGATGCTATACGTCGAAGACTGGAAAAATTCAATATAACCATGGACCTCGAACGCAACCCCAGCCAAGACTACTGGACGATCAAGGCCATGACGACATACGGCGGGGGATTCGTGAAAGCCCTCGGCCACGCGGCCGCGCAAGCCGACGACAACAACCTGCGAAGGATTAAAGCGGCCTTCCCCGAATACTGGAAGCAATACGCCGACATGGGGACGCACCTCGAAACTGCGGACGCCGCGAAAAGAATAAAGCAATCATGAAGAAATATAAATTGACAGAGGAAACGAAGATCAGCGAATGGTCTGGTAGAAAGGTGACGCGCATTGAGGCAATCATCGACTTCGGACTGGTCAAGGCGGGTACGAAAGGTGGTTTCGTCGAAGACGAACGAAACCTCAATGTTGAAAAAGAAGCCGGCAACGCTTGGGTGTACGGCGACGCTGAGGTGTCCGGCAACGCTTGGGTGTCCGGCAACGCTCGGGTGTACGGCGACGCTTGGGTGTCCGGCGACGCTCGGGTGTACGGCAACGCTCGGGTGTACGGCGACGCTTGGGTGTCCGGCGACGCTCGGGTGTACGGCGACGCTTGGGTGTACGGCGACGCTTGGGTGTCCGGCGACGCTCGGGTGTACGGCGACGCTTGGGTGTCCGGCGACGCTCGGGTGTACGGGAAAATAAAATGCGAGACCGGCTACTACTTTGCCTTCAAATCGAAGGAATGGAAAGTGACCGAGATCGAGCTTGAGGACGGCGATAAGGTCCTCTACCACGAATAACATGAGAAAAAAAATAACCAAGAAGGATACCTCGCTTGCCATCGCCTCCGAGAACAAGGATATGACGCCAATGGCTCTCATGGCGCTCGCGGTGGCGAAAGGAGATACCTCGATCGAGATCATGAAGGGCATTATGGATCTTCAAGACCGGCATGAAGCGAAGATGGCAAAGAAAGCATTCGACGAAGCCATGGCACGATTCCAAGCACTCTGCCCGACCATCAAGAAAGACAAGGCGGTGCTGAACAAGCCGGAGAAAGGCGGCGGACTACGCTATAAATTCGCACCTCTCGACAGCATCGTGGGGCAAGTGAAGAAGATCCTGCAAGAGTGCGGGTTCAGCTACACGATCACGGCGAAGATGGAAGGAAATCAGATCACGGCGATCTGCAAAGTGACACATCAGCTCGGCCACAGCGAATCATCAAGCTTCCAAGTCCCGACGGATCCGGACGCATACATGAACGTGCAGCAGAGAGTGGGCGCCGCGCTCACCTTCGCAAAGCGATATGCCTTCTGTAACGCCTTCGGCATTATGACCGGCGACGAAGACAATGATGCGAACCAGGCGCCTCCGACGATCGGAAAAGGAGCGACAGCCACTGCGCCGGCGAAAGGGCAGGAACCGGAGAATAAGATGGACGCTACCCGGATGAAATACATCGGGACGCTCGCCGCGAAGAAGGACGTGAAGGGACTCGAACAGCTCCGCGAGCAGATCAGTGAGAACGTCGACCTCACGAATCAGGAAAAAATGAAGTACATGGGCCTGATCAATGACCACCTCAAGAGCCTCAAAAAATAAGCTCTGGTGGCCCCGGCCGTACATCAGCTGGAGCGCATTCGAGAAGTGGACCGGCAGTCCGAATGAGTTCGTGAAGCACTACTGCCCGCCTCAATGCCGATCGTGCGGAGAGATCCTCTGGCGGCCGGACTGGGAAAGCGGGAAGTGCCACACCTGCGGCCAGCCGGTGATCAGCGAATGGACGAACCCCCCGATGCAGATCGGACTCCGGGTGGCGGACATGCTTGAATCGGACGATCCGCAGGAAGACGAAATGCTCGAACACTACCGCACCTTGCTACCAAAATATCCGCATAGAGAGTTCGCCATCAACGAGGAGTTCGCGGGCATCCGGTTCGCCGGCAAGCTCGACGGATGGAACCCCGGCACGATGACGATCGGCGAATACAAGACCGGAAAGGATTGGAGCCAGCGCCGGGCGGACGAACACCGCCAGCTCGACTTCTACCAGCTCCTGATCTTCCTGCTCTACGGAAAGCTCGCCGAACGCATCAGGCTTCACTGGATGCCGACTCGATTCAACTTCGGGACGATGCTGCCCGAGCTGACCGGCGCCATAGAGACATTCGAGACCATGAGGACGAAGGCTGACGCGCTTAAAATGGCCTCCGATGCCATAAAGGCATACCAAGAGATCGGTGAGCGATGCGGAAGCCTACCTATGCCCAGCGGATACACAGGGCTATCCCCAGAAAAATAATGGTAATCCCCAAGATATACACAGGGCAAAGTGAGCAACCATATGGCTCAAAATGAAGATTCGATGAATTTTGAGGGGTCGCTAATAACAATAAGTTCTTATCTTCTCTTCAGATCTTAAGATTCTCTTAAATAAGATTTGCGGCAAAAAATTAAAAAAACGACCATGCCAACACCAACAAAAAAGCCGTTCGACATAGCGAAGCACAATGCTCTCTACCTCGAGCGCGGCTGGATCCATGCCGACGATTGCGCATGCAAGCTCCGGGAGAATCAACCCGGGTACGCGCCGGTCACGATCAAGCCTCAAAAGACGAAGAAGGCAAAAGCAGAACCCGCCCCGGACGTCGACCAGGACGATGAAAATATACCCGGCACATTCGAGCCGCTGTTCGAACCAGACGAGGACGAGGCCGAGCCACGATTCCTATGATCCAAGAAACATCCGTAGAAGCGAGGAACAAAATGAACATGGGCAGATTGGCGAAAAATTATAAAGCCCTCTTGGAATCGAAGCTGTCACTCACCGATCAGGAAGCCGGCATGCTGATGGAAATAGCACCATCGACGATATCGGGCATCCGATGCCCACTCGTCCGCACCGGCGCCGTGGTGAAGGATATAAAGCGGAAGTGTCGAGTCACCGGCAATACCGCCTTCTCATGGAAACTCGCACCATTGCAAAAAGTCGAAACACAGCCGATCGCGCACGACGAGCTGATCCCCGGCCTGAGATTCATCCAAGGACCACTGCTATGAAATTCATCACGAACATGCTCGTTATCAACCAAAAGAATACCGCTCCAGTATGAATAGGAGAAATTACCGAAAGCTGATGTACGTGAAGATCGATCGCATCGTGTCGACGAATAGCAAACTCGACCGGGCCGTGATCGAAGAAATCAAGAAGGATATCGACCTCGAAAAGCTCACAGCATTCCCAGCGTGGCACGATGGATCCCGAAACGAATGGGTCATCACGGACGGCAATCATCGCCTCCAAGCGCTCAAGGAGCTGGAATACGCATACGTGCCGATCGTGGAGATATCCCGGAAGGAGTTCGATCTGATCGCGTGGGAGAAAAAGGAAATCGACATCATCGTCGTGGTGCCGAAAAAAATAAAAGTAATAGGTATATAATCATGGAAATAAGAGCGAGAAAAGTGAGCGCGGAGAAGCGGCAGCAGGTTCGGGAAATGCTTAAATTCTACCGACGGCAAAATGGCACGGCGCTGGCAGTCAACCCAGACCTCGCCGTGAAGCTCCGGGAGAACAAGATCAACCCCGAGCTGTACGCGATCCGCATGACGGAAAAGGTCACCGCGAATATAAACGCATGAAAATAACGCACATAGACCTATTCTCCGGCATCGGCGGAGCAAGCATAGCAGTAGATGAAGTATTCGGAAAAAATAACGTAACCCACATATTCTGCGACAATGAACCATTCGCCCAAGCAATCCTCAAAAAACACTGGCCCGAAGCACCTATCATCGGAGACATCCGGGCCTTTACTACCAACGCCGACATCAAGCGACGCGTTCACGGGGAATCTAAAAAGCAGTCAGCAAAAACCCACAACGAAACACTCAGTGAATTTATCGCAAGCGTTGGATCACCCTTTATACTCACCGGCGGCTTCCCATGCCAACCCTTCAGCCAAGCCGGACGAAGAAAAGGAACGGATGATGACCGTTATCTCTGGCCGGAAATGCTTAGGGTTATTCGAGAGTTCAAACCTCAATGGGTCATCGGTGAAAATGTTGCGGGACTACTTACTTGGGACGAGGGCGTGGTACTCGAACAAGTGTGCCTTGACCTGGAAGGTGAAGGTTACGAAGTACAACCGTTCGTTATACCAGCTGTCGCCGTCAATGCGCCGCACCGAAGGGACAGGGTCTGGATTGTTGCCCACCGCGAGAGTGGGAGGGAACGGTTCGGCAAGCAAAAAGGAAATTGCAATGGGGAATCCAAAACACAGATTAGAAACGACAATCGAGATGCTTCCAACGCCAGTAGTAAAACCCACGGAAGATGTTGTTATTGTCCCGGTTGCGATAAAGGATGGGATGAATGTACCTGCGATGCTTCCCACGCCAGACAGCCACATGGAACGAGGAGTAGCGAAAGAGTGGAAGCCAATAAGACCGAGCGGAGCGCACGCATCGTTTCCTCTGAACGAGGCAGTAGCTGGGACGAAAACTGGCTTGAAGTTGCAACCTGGCTTTGTGGAGTATTTAATGGGCTATCCGAAGGATTGGACAAAGATATGAGTGATGGGGTATTATTGAAGTATGCCCCGACCCTCAATGCTATTACCCGACAAGATTTGCCCTATCTGTGGAAAGGTTTTCAATCGAAAGCGTTTCAATGGCGTATTGGAAGATTCGACACGGTACAAGACCCGGATTACGTGTTCGCAGTCCTGTGGAAACTCAAAAATCGAGCCGACAAGCAAATCTGCCTTCCGTTCGAAAGCGAAGAAGTTCAAAACGCTTATATGCGAAATGTGTGGGACGACGAAAAATCTCGACGCGCATCACGTGGACCGGAATATCAAGAACAATACGCCAGAGAACATCAAGACACTTTGTCATCCATGTCACATGAAGTCGCACTGGCGGCGGCGGAAATCCAAAAGTCGTTTTTGAAAGATAGGAACGCTCGGCTCAAAGGACTCGGCAACGCCTGGGTCCCACGGGTGGCGGAGGAAATCTTTGCCGCCATTAAACATATCGATCGAACATAAAAAACTATGAACACATCAATATCACTCCTGCTCCAATTGGCACTCTTCATGATCACGAAATATCCGTCGACCACGACGATCGCCATGGCGCAGCAGGCAGTGACGGTAGCTGAAGAATCGATAGCGGCCGCACCGGCGCCGGTAGCGGAGACGGCGCCAACGCCGGTGCAGACATCAACCCCCGAGCCGCACATTGGCATCATCGCCATGCCGGCATACTAGCCATGAGAAACATCCTGCAAATCACAAACGATCATCTGGCCGATCGACATAACGCGCAGTACGGCAATCCGATCGGCTTTGTGATGAAAAAAGCGGAGGAGGTCATGAAGGAAGCCGAGCGGGCAAAGTCGGACCCGAGCTGTCTTGCCCTATCCACGCACTTCGCGGTAGAATTAGAACAACAGCTCGAAAGTATGGGTGTCAACCTGCCTCCCGGAGTTCTCCGGGGACTGGGGACAAGCGCAATCGCCGTTGCGATCCGCGAATGGGAAAAAATAAATCAGGAGTACGAGGCACAGCTCACCCCTCAACAACCAAAACAAATCTCATGATCGAAGACTATACCGCCGAGTGCGAAGTGCATAAGGTCAAGTACAACAAGCGTATCAAGAACCTCTGGTGGTATGGCCAGTGGACGGCATGCAAGCATACGAATGCGACCTACCACGGATGGCGCAATTATATGGCATGCCCGGACTGCAAGATCGGAGCGTGGAAGGGAATGAAAATGTCGGATCTTGATCGGTCAAACTTCGAATGACCATAACACTCCACGGCCATGTGCCAAGCAAGAAAAACTCGAAGCGCCTCGTCTACGCCGGGCATCGGCCGGTGATGATAAGCTCGAAGGCGCACGAAGCATGGCATACGGTCGCATCATACGAACTCAAAAGCCAAGTGAAGGGGTCGGCGAATCGCATCGCGCTCTCCGGCCCCAAGCAAATTTCAATAACTATATTCGGAGCGACACGACGCAAGGAGGATCTCACGAATAAAGCGGAAAGTCTGATGGATCTTCTTGTGGATAACTTCGTCCTCGCGGACGACAATTGGGAGGAAGTGCCAGAGATCTATCTTCGCTACGGCGGATACGATAAAGCGAATCCCAGGGCAGAGATAGAGATATCGGCAGTAAAGGTCGGCAAACCAACATCAAAAAAATCATGATCCAAATAACCATCACGAAGAACGACGACGGGACATTCACCGCCGCCTATTTCGTTGCGGGACAGGGTGAGCAGCAGAGCCAGACGTTCGCGGATGTCCCGACCCTCACGGCCGGTCTTCCCGAGATCCTCGCGCTCGAACTCGCCGCAGAGCAGAAGCAGGCAGGCGAATAGTACGATCGGGGGCGCGGGAGATTCCCCGAGCAGGGTCTCCCGCTGGGAAAATAGGCGAACCACGCCGCGGCTGGTCTTTTACTTCTACCCAGGTACTCCCCACCCGCCGGGTATCAGGCCGCCCCCGACACTCCTTTTAAAATGTTGTATAATATAATTCATGAAGATCACGCTCATACCAATTGAAGATCTCAAGCCCTACGGCAAAAATGCAAAGAAGCATCCCAAGGGGCAGATAGAGGCGATCGCCCGGAGCATCAAAGAGTTCGGGTTCAATCAACCGGTAGTCGTCGACAAAAATAATTCGGTCATCGTGGGTCACGGTCGCATGCTCGCGGCCATACAGCTCAAGATGTACGATGTGCCGGCGATCAAGGCAACCGACCTCACGGATGCGCAGATCAAAGCGTATAGGCTCGCGGACAATAAACTGAACGAAAGCGACTGGGACATGGACCTCGTGATCGAGGAACTGAAGGAGCTGAAGCTCGAAGGCCTCGATATCACGATTACCGGATTCGATGACGATCTCACGATCGAGACGAAGGAAGACGATGACGCACTCGGGGAAGCCATGGGAACGATAGAGCCGATCGTGAAGGTGGGAGATCTCTGGCGGCTCGGGGATCATCTGCTTTATTGCGGCGATGCCACGGAAAAGAAGTCATACGATCGCCTGCTGGGCAAGGACCGGGCAAGAATGATATTCACGGATCCGCCCTATGGCATCAAATACCAGGACAGCGACGGCGAGGGCATCATGAACGACGACAAAAAAGATGCGGCGCTCGTGAAGTTCTTCCAAGATGCTCTGAAACAGATCCATGCATATTCGGCGAATGACGCCACGCTCTACTGGTGGTACAGCGAACGATTCACGGCGGAGAACCTCGAGGCATGGGGGGGGGGCCGGATGGAAGTGGAGCCAGACGGTGCATTGGCTAAAGAACGGCCCCACATGGGCGCCAAGCCTCCTGTATCAGCGTCTAAGCGAACCCTGCATGGTGGGATGGAAGAAGGACAAGAAGCATTATCAGGATCTCGCATTTTCGAAATTCACGGAGCTATGGGATCTCCCCAAAGCCCGCTTCGCGCAGCATCTCGATTGGTGGTACGAAAAGCGCGACGACCCGAAGACCTATATCCATCCGACGCAGAAGCCAGTGCAACTCTCCGAACGCGCGATAAAGCGATCGAGCGAGAAGGGAGATATCGTGCTGGATGTGTTCTGCGGATCCGGGAGTTCGCTCATAGCATGCGAACAGCTCGGGAGAAAAGGTCGTGCGATGGAACTCGATCCCAAGTTCTGTGATCGCATCATAAAGCGGTGGGAGAATTTAACGAAAAAAACGGCGAAGAAATTAAAATAATTCTATCGGAAAATGACCATCACCTGCATCAAGAAGCATATAGTCCTCTCTAAAGATCCGGGCAAAGGAACGATTCTCATAAAGTGTCGCCCGCACAAAGAATTCGAGGAGATGATGCAGTGTCCGACGAGAGAAGGTCAAAGGGAATATCATCTGCCCTGGGGATTCAATCCGAAGAAGATCGAGGGCGTGCAATACGTGCCTGATCCTCTGACGGTGATCAATAAGAATATCGACGAGAATGAAAAAGAAAATCGGCAAAAAATCGAAAAAGACGCCTAAAAATACCAACCCTGCCATCAGGAAAGAGCAGGATGGAGTTCGTGATCCCAAAACTGGGCTATTCCTTCCCGGCCAATCGGGAAATCCAAGCGGCCGGCCGAAAGGCGTCTCGATAACGAAAATGCTCCTCGAGACGCTCGAGAAAACGCCTGAAGGTTCGAAGATCACCTACGCTGAAGCGATCCTCAAGAAGCTCCTCACAAAAGCGATCGCCGAAGGCAACACGACGGTGCTGCTCGAGATATGGGACAAGATTGACGGCCGGTCGAAACAAACGCTCGGGTTCGAAGACGATGATCTCGCGGTGTTCCTGCGCGGCCCGGACAAAAAGAAAGAAATATAGCCATGACACGATACTGCTCACACTGCCAAATAAGGCTCGGAAGAATATACCTCGAGGCACCGGTCACGCGCACCGGAAAAAAGCGCTATACGCGTGTGTGCTGGAACAAGGACTGCCCGCTCTTCAAGCAAATAATCAAAAAGAAAACCAATGCGCGAGCTTGATATCGATAAGATCTCCAATTTCACCGAGAAGCAGACACGCGCCGAGGGATTGGTGTACGACTTCAAGTACCTGCTCTATGGCGGCGCAATGGCCGGCGGAAAGTCATACTGGCTCAGGTGGATGCTCGTAAAGCTCCTTGTGTATTGGGCGATCAACGGCGTTCGGCATCCGACAGTCGCTCTCTTCTGTGAAGACTTCCCAAGCCTCAAGGACCGGCACATATCGCGCATCAAGCATGAGTTCCCGCCCGAGCTGGGAACGTACAACGCTACCGACCACAACTTCACGCTGAAGAAGCGGTGGGGCGGCGGCACGATCGCATTCAGAAACCTCGACGACGCGAGCAAATATCAATCGAGCGAGTTCGCCGCGATCGCTGTGGACGAGCTGACGAAGAACGATCGCAATACGTTCGACTTCCTCCGCACTCGTCTCCGCTGGAAAGGCATCAAGCATCCGAAGTTCATCGCGGCAACCAATCCGGGCGGGAAGGGATCGCAATGGGTGAAGCAGATGTGGCTCGATCGCATCTACGACCCGAACGAAAAGGAAAGCGACCAGTTCATGTACGTGGCGGCGAAAGCGAGCGACAATCCGTATATCACCGGCGACTACATGCGCACATTGGAATCGATGCCGGAAGTGCTGCGACGGGCGTTCCTCGAGGGCGACTGGGATGTGTTCCAAGGGCAATACTTCAAAGAATGGCGGCGGGATCTCCACGTCATCACGCCGAAGATGCCTCTGCGCTACCACAAGAAATATATCTGTGTGGACTATGGCTATGCGGCGCCGTCCTGTGCGCTCTGGTTCTACGTCGACGAGTTCGGTCGCGCGATCTTCTACCGTGAGCTGTACAAGACCGGCCTCACCTATCGGGCATTGATGGCCGAAATCTGCGCTATGACGCCTCTCGACGAGGAAATCGTGTACATGGTCTGCGATCCCGCTATCTGGGCCAAGAAGGGCGAAAATGACCACGAATTGAGCGGTGCAGACATCATGGCGGCCGAGTATCAGCTGATCCGCAAAAGGACGATCATTATGCAGAAAGGAGACAACCGGCGCATACCCGGATGGACGGTCATGCGCGAATATCTGGCGCCGGCGATGGTGAACGGCGTCCTCTCCCCAAGGATGCTCGTATGCGAAACGTGTCCGAACCTGATCCGCACACTGCCCTCGCTCATTTACGACGACAAGAACGTGGAAGACTGCGACTCCGACGGCGAAGATCACGCACCGGACGCAGCACGCTATGGCCTCATGAGCAGGCCCCAAGCATCGCATGCCGTGGCAACAACCGTAGGCGACAAGGTCGGCCGCCTGCTCGGGCAAAACACCTTCCGAGGCAATAATCAGTACAGTGCCGAGGATCGTAAAAAAGACTCATTCGAATGAGCGGCAACGTATCGGGATTCCCAAAACAGAAAACGCCGGCCGAAGAACTGGAGAATATCCAGGTGCTTCAGGACGCGCTCTCGAAAGACGAAATGCGGCTCGTCATGGCGTACCGGAAACTGGTGCCGCTATCGACGCTCAAGGTCTCCGTGCGGCAAGGCGGCAAAATTGTCGATATCGTGATCACGCATCAAGAGTTCGTGCCTCTTGACGGCAGAGAGTAGAGTGCTAAAGTTATCTCATAAGCGCTGAAGCCACGGCGAGCGCACCCAAACGAGGTGCGCTATTTTATTACCCACAACACACATGAGCTTTCTGAAGGACATGAACAAATATACGCGCACGGTCACCATGCCGGGCGGGTATGGGCATAACCTCCCCGATACGATCCGCCAGATCGATCGCCACTGGGAGGGAAAGTTCAAAGGCGGAACGCAGGACTCGCAAGGAAAGTACAAATACTGGATGCACACATCGCGGCCACTCTCGGAGATGGCCTCGAAGAACGTCGACGTGAACACCTCGATGATCAAGCTGATCGGCATACCGAAGCAAAGCGAGCTATCCACATGGGTGATGGAGCGCGAGCTTCGCCAATGGCTGACCGAGAACGACTTCGATAGCCTCCTGAACGATATCGTCGAGCAATACCCGAAATTCGGGCATGTGGTGATCAAGAAGCATAAGCGCGTCGGCGAATCGATCGGCGTCTCGATCGTGCCGATAGAAAACCTCCGCATGGATCCGAGCAACAAGTGGCTCAAAGATTCCGGGTTCGTGGGCGAGCTTCACCGCATGAGCCGCGGCGAGATTCTCCGTCACAAGGAATGGGATAAGAACGAAGTGCAACGCCTCTTCAAGATCGGCAAGCAGGATTACGATATTTATGAATACTACACAATGGAAGAAGAAGGCTATAAGCGCACGTGGTATGCCTGGGTGATCCGTCCGAACGCATCGAGCGGCGGCAGCACATTCGGCATCGAAGCGAACATCAACCAGCCGGACAACATGGCATTCCCTCCGATCAAGCTCTACAGCGACGAAGTGGATGAACTGCCATACCGGGAATTGAAATGGAGCAACGTCGCTGGCAGGTGGCTCGGAGGCGGAGAGATGGAATACCTCGCCGACAATCAGCGTCATGACAATGAGACTGGCTACCTCGAGCTGAAAGGACTGTATCTGAAGGCGCTCAAGATCTTCACGACCGACGACGACAGCCTCGGAGGGAACGTGATACGTGAAATGCAGATCGGGCAGCTCATCAAAACGCAGGGCGACCTCAAGATGGTGCAAAGCGACAACACCGACCTCTCGGCATTCAGCCAGAACAACGCGCGGTGGGACAAAAACGCCTCCCAGAAGGCGTTCTCAAGCGATCCTGCGGGAATGGGCGGCAAGCCGAACAAACAGGCCATAGCGTGGCTCCAGTCGAACACAGCGAGCTACTACAAAAAGAAGCAGGAGAACCTCGGTATCTTCCTCCGTAAGCTCCTCATGAACGACATCCTCCCGAGCTTCAAGGACGACAAGAAGCGCAAGCACATGTTCACCTTCGTGGGATCGTATGCGGACATCGATCAGTTCACGAAATTCATCGTCGAAGCGCAGGTGAATAATGCCGCGCTCGCGTACGTGAAAAAGACCGGGTTCATGCCGAGCCAAGATGAACGCGCGAAGGAATCCATGCGCATCGAGAAAGCGCTCCGCAACCGGAACAACCACGGCATGGAGATCCCGGCATCGTTCTACGAGAACCTCGTCGCGCGACTCGAGATCGTGATCACCGGCGAGAACAAAGACCTCCAAGGCATGACGCCGATCCTCCAGCAGTTCCTCACGCTCATTGCGCAAAATCCGGCAGTGCTTCAGAATAAAGCTACGAGAGCGATCGCATTCAAGATCCTCGAGTTCAGCGGCATGCAACCGGCCGAACTCGATATGCTCGAGCAGCAAATGACCCAGCAGGCGAACTCTCCGCAGGCGCAGCAACCGCAAGGACCAGGCGCAGGCCAGCCAGATCCGAACGCTCCGATGAAGCCCGGCGCATCGATGCCTAAAATTGCGCCGCCGGGAGGCAATAACGCCCCCGCTGCAGTCGGCGCCGGGCCAACCAGCAAACAACTATGAAACTAACCCCTCTCAATACACAGGTTCTGAACACCTATCGCGCGATGAAAGCCGCGCACCTAGAATACTGCGAGAAGGTGATCGCGGAGATCGGTGACCTCGAGCATCTCTCCAAGGAGGAGTTCGAAAGCGCAAAGATTGCCATTGTCGCAATACGGAAGTACTTCATCAACCCGGTCAAGCTCTCGGAGCGGGTCGAGCCGGGGCAGGAAGTAGGAAAAACACAGGAAGATTTCGGATAATAAAACATCACTATGGACGACAATTATAACTTCACCAATATCACGACCCAGACGACGACCATCGTATCGACGACCGGGTCGAAGCTGATCAAGGTCATCATCAATACCCCGCTCGCAAACGGCGTGGTGACGATCTACAACAATAAAGTCGGAAGCGGCGCAAAACTCGGGACGATTACGCAGGCCTCGGTCTTGACCGCAATCGGACCGAACGCAGTCGAGTATGGCGTCTCAATGCAGAATGGCATCACGATCGTGACCTCCGGCGCGAACCAGGACATCACCGTTGTGTGGAAATAGAAAAGTCTTAGAATAAAAATAATATGGCAAAACTACCAAGCGAATCTGATGCTGGATCCATGAAGGGATATAACCCGAATCTTGGACTGCCAAAAAATCAGGTTCCCAATTCCGGCTACACGCCGAAGACAGGACCGGCCGCACCGAAGATGAAACCCGGTGCGTCTCCGATGAAGATCAATCCGCCCGGCCGCATGCGCCCAACGCCTATGCAGAAGCCGGCTCGACGTCGATCGCCTCGTCCGCGATTGAATAAAAAAATGATCGCATAAGATCATGGCAAAACACACACCGAAAGGATCCAAAGGACAGACCGGAAAGCAGCTCACGAAAGTGCCGCATGCTCCCGGAACGCCCGGCGGAACAGAAGTGCGATCTGGGAAGTATCCTGCGAAGGGTGCGCCCAGACGCAGGCTTGCAATGGTCAGCTTGAGAGCTGCGCCAGTGGATGCCCAGCAGAAGGGCAGCAAAAACATGAAGGCCGCAAAATCGGCGTTCAATCGGATGAATAAAAAAGGTCGGAAATCCTAACACCATCAAAACCATGGAAACAGCAGGATCAAAACAGGCAAAGAGAGCATTCAACAAGATGACCGGCAATGGACGCACGAAGCCGGCAGGTGCGATCACCAAGGGGAAGACGTACCAAGCAGCCTCGAAGCTTACCGGTCACAAGGCGCCGGGCATCACGAAAGGATCTGGCAATCGGAAGGCCGCGCAAGCGACACGATCTGGTCGCCAAGGTGCTATGCCGGGAGTTCCCGCATCAACCACGACCGGAGGCGGCCGTAAGATGCATTCGCAAGGACCGAAAGGTGCAGTGAAGCGCAAAGTCAATCGAATATAAACGGCAGGTCTGGCTCTCTGTACCATGGGCGGAATAAAACCGGCCAAGGCGCTCATGGCACAGGGAGTCATCCCTGTGAGTCGAGGATCTCTTAAAACCTCCGTCGATCTTCGAACGTCGACGCTAAATCGAGTAACCATCTCTTAAAATGGAGAACGAAAAAACCCCGAATGCCAACGGTAACAATGGCAGTGAGCCAAGCCTCGAAGATCTCATCAAACAAAATAACGAGGCCACCGACTTGGAAACGGTGAAAAAGCTGAATACGCAAATTTTCGCACGTCTCAAAAAGACGGAAGAAAAACCGAAGGACGATAAGGGTAACGAGCAGGTTCCGCAGAATGGTGACCACAAAGTCACGCCTCCGGCATCCAACTCGGAGGAAGCGCCAATCACTACGATGGAGCTGATCACCCTGCAAGGTGACGGCTATTCCAACGCAGAGATCATCAATATCGCCAAACTGGCGAAGGAGATGAAACTGACGCCCGCAGCGCTGATGGCTAACCCCATCCTCAAAGCCGGCATCGAGGCGCAAAGAAAGCAGACCCGCGGTCGGGACGGTACACCCCCCCCGAGCAGTCGCGTTGGTTCGATCTTGTCTAACGACGAGATTCCGGGCTACAGCGATGCGAAGACCCCTGCCGATCGGCAGAAAGCGGTCATCGATAATGCTCGATCTGTCTTCGAGAAGCGTGTTCAGGGAAAACAAGGGGGTAGCGAAGAATAACCCATCTTTAACAACTTAAAATGGCTAGTTTTTCCAGTCAGTTTACAGCAGCCAACCTCGCAGCTTCCATCCCGGAAATTTGGACCCCGATCGTACTCGAACAGATGTTCGCGTCGACCGTCGCATCCAACTTCTTCCTCGATTTGAGCGAGTACGCGACTGAAGGCGGCTCGACGTTCGACATTGCGAACCTCTACACCAACACGTTCTCGGTGCAGACGCAGTCGACGCAGGGCGCCCAGGTCACACTCGCGGATCCGGCACAGGTGAAGGTGCAGCTCGCGATCAACACGCACAACTACGTTGCCGCCCTCGCAGGCGACAAGGATATTGCCCAGCTCCAAAAGAGCTTCAATTTCAACGTAGAGTACGCGAATCAGATGAGAAAGACGACTATGAACGCCCTCGAGGTCTCCCTCTTTGGCCTCTGGTCCTCGCTCTCGACGAACTTGATCACGAACAGCGCCGCAGCCTTCACGGATCAGGAAGCCCGCCAGGCGATCGCCAACATCGAAGCCCAAAACCTCGACGACACGGAGTTCGGGAACCTCGCGTTCTTCCTCCATCCGAACGTGTTTTGGAACCAGGCGGCGGCGATCACCAAGTATTACCAGGCCTATTCGTTGAATAGCCGGGACAATAGCTCCGTTGTGGAATCAGGCACGATCAATGGCAAACCCCATTCGAACGGCCTCCGCGGCGAGATCTATAACATCCCGATCTATGTCTCGACGAACGTCGTGGATAACTTGGGAGGCTACCGTAACCTGTTGGCCCACAAAAACGCATTCGGCTTCGGCATTCAGACCCCAGGTGGTTCGAAAGTCCGCGTTCAGAGCGAGTATCTCCTTGAGAACCTCGGCCTCTTGATCGTGACTGACATCATCTTCGGTACGATCGTCGTCCGCGATCCGTTCGGTGTGGTCATTACAGTTTCCGATACCGCCACGGTCTCCTAGTGAGTCGTGACCCTATCTCTTGTGCGCCCTGCCACAGCAGTTTGTGGTGGTGGGGCGAGAGTTGCGCACACAAACTCTCTCGCCTCGCATGCACAGGAAAAACTAGCCATGGTACACTTAAAACAATGAAATTCCAAAAGCTATATTGGTTCCGAAAGCCGGACGGCAACATCGTCCAGTTCACGGAAAAAGACGCATGGCAGCCCTATGCGCAATACGAACCTCGCTGGAAGCTCATGGGAGTATCCAATGGGCAGATCTATCGGGAGATGACGAAGGTGCCGCGCAATGCGCTCGCCGTATTGATGGCGCAGCGGACCCAGCTCATCAACGCCAAACAGACGATCCCGGCGAAGCTCGAGCGCGACATCGAAAAGGCAAACTTGGTGTTCAATAAGGCCAATAACGATGCCCAGCGAGCCGAATACACGGCAGCAAAAGGTCACTTTGAACGGCCGCCCCGCAACACGAAAGTGTACATGGGCGATCCGGAGCTGATCGAGGAGATGCGCAACGGCGGCATCCGCTCGAAACTCTCCGTCGACTAGCATGAAGGAGATGACGACAATGCCGAATATCGGCGGAGGTCTCGACCGCAAGGTCCGGGATCGGCTGATCTGCATCAACAACGAATGCTGGGACGTCGTATCGAAGAAGATCCGCACCGGCCTCACGAAAGACACGACGGACTACTCGACGATCAACACGGCCATGGAGCTTCTTGAATCGCGCAGCACTCCCGAAGACAAAAAAGCGGTGTTGCGTCAGCTCATCGTGGGCGGGAAAATGACCCCGCAGAAAGCGTCCGAGGTCAATGAGCTATTCGAGCGCGAACTGTCGCTCTGCATGGATACCAAGATCCAAATAGCGATCAGAAAAGGACTCTTGCCGGCGCCGAGCAAGAACGATCCGATGATGGCACGAATGAACCGGCGCATACCGAAAAAATGACGATCAAACCATTGCGCAACAACCTATTCGTCGAACCTCTTGCGGTCGAAAACAAGAGCAAGTCCGGGATCATCATCACCGGCGCGGACGAACCGAGCGGCACGAAAGGAACGGTGAAGTATGCCGGGCCTCTCTGCATTGCCGTGAGTGTTGGCGACGTGGTATATTATAAAAAATATGCACCCGAGGAGATCGAGCTTGAAGGCGTGACATACGGCGTGATCTCCGAAGATGATGTAATGGCAATCATTCCACAAAATCATGAAGGATAAAAATAATTTCTACGTGAAGAATCCCCACGGCACAGTGGTCGTGGTGGGAGAGAGCGAACTCGTGGGCATCAAGCGGAATATCGAAGCCGGCCTGAACTTCGAGATCCTCGGCCCGGTGGCCGCGCAGGAAGGCGAATCCGGAGTGGGAGTCGAACTACCGGAAAATCAAGACAAGAACCCACTCGAATGCCTAACATGCGGCCACGTGGCGGAAAGCCCGGAATCGCTGACGGAACATCTGATGGAGCATCTCCCCGAGTCCGAAAGGTCCTCTACATCGGCAACTTCTTCGCCGACTACCTCACCGAAACCCACCTCTCGAAAAGCCTCGAAGAACTCGGCATCGAAGTCGTCAGGATCAGCGAAAAAAACTGTAGCGAAAAAGCGATAAGAGATGCTGCTGTCGGATGCGATACGGTCTTCTACCAGCGAACATTCGGCATGCCGTTCGACTTTACCAAGCTGGGCATCCGATCAGTTTCTTACACTCTTGACCTCTATCTCGGGCTTAACCGTGCCATGGGAATGGCAAATAATCCATTTTGGCGGGCAGACTACGTATTTACTGTCGACGGAGGCCACGATGATATCTTCGAAGCTCGTGGGATCAGGCATCACTATCTTCCTGCAGCGGTATACGGGGCTGAATGTGGAATGGGTACCGCCAAAGAGGAATACGCATGTGATGTGGCGTTTGTCGGAACCTATCACTACCTGAAGGAATGGCCGTACCGGCGCAAGCTGGTGGACTTCCTCAAGAAGACCTATGGCGACCGCTTCAAACTGTTCGGCGACGTGATTGGCAACGAGGATCCGGGCCACAAGATCATGGTGTTCGGAAAAGACCTGAATGACGTCTACGCATCGGCAAAGGTGGTGGTCTGCGACAGCCTGAACAGCCGCGAGTACTGGAGCAACCGGGTGTACGAAACGATCGGGCGCGGCGGGTTCGCCATCCATCCGAAAGTGGTAGGACTCGAGAAAGAGTTCGAATATGGCAAGCATCTCGTGCCATACGATTACGGAGACTTCGAAGGGCTGAAGCGCAAGATCGATTACTATCTCGCGCACCCGACGGAGCGAGAACGGATCCGCGCGGCAGGCATGGAGTACGTCTCGAAGCACAAGACCTTCGTGAACCGGGCAGAGCAGATCCTCAAGGTCATCGCGGGCAAAAAAATTGATCCATACAAAACATGATCCTCGATATCCAAGACGACAAAGAGCAAGGCATCTATGACGAGATATGGGTGGATAAAGTCTACGGCGAACAGCCGGAGCCGGGCCAGATTGTCCTCGATATCGGGGCAAACATCGGCTACTTCACGCTCTATGCCCTCCAGGCGAGCGCGAAAGTGTACGCATTCGAACCCGAGCCGCACAACTACGACCGGCTGGTGGCGCAGGTCAAAGCCAATGACTTCATATTCGCAAGCGGTTCGGCATTCAAGATGGCCGTAGCGGGAGATGAGGGCGGCCGCACTCTCTACCTCAACCCGGTGAATATCGGAGGCCATAGGATCGTGGGAGATATTGGCGCCGGCAAGATCAAGGTGGCAAGCATCACCCTCGACGAGATCTGTAAGGACCTGGACCGCATCGATATGATCAAGATGGACTGCGAAGGCGCAGAGCATGAGATATTCGAAGCCGCCTCACCCGAGACGATGGCGAAAATCCAAAAGATCGTGATGGAGTTCCACCCGGTGAAGCCGCTCGAGGGATTCCTCGATATCCTGCGGCCATATTTTGATATTCAGCTGAAGCAAAACAAGTGGGACTCGTCGCTCCCTTACATCTGGGCAACCAAAAAGCAATGAAAGAAAAATATCGACATGACGCATTCGATCTGAAGTGGCTCGTTCGAAACTCGACCGACGAGGCGATCATCCAAGAGGTGTGCGCACAGAAGGTCTATGGCGACACGATCAAGCCGGGCGACAAGGTGATCGACATCGGGGCGCAACTCGGGAGCTTTACGGTGTTCGCGGCATCAAAAGGGGCTTCTGTGAGGTCTTTTGAGCCGGATCCCGACAACTACGCCACTATGCTCGAAAACATCGCCCTGAACGATTTCCAGGCCACTGTGACCCCCTATAACGACGCCGTCTGGTCAAACCATGGCGAAATTACCCTCTATGACAGCTGTTCGGAGAATTTGGGCGCCCATTCGGCCATATTCGCCCGCGACGCAAACGCATCCGTGAAGGTCCCGGCGATCACGCTCGACGAGGCGATGGAAGGCTGGGACGAGGTGGACTTCCTGAAGATGGACTGCGAAGGTAGCGAGTTCGAGATCATGAAAAGCGATCGCGTGAAAGACATCAAAGCATTTTCGATGGAAGTGCATGGCTTCGTCACGAACATCGAGGACTATATGAAATTCCGGGACCGGCTTGCGCAGTGGTTCGATCTGCGCGAAGGGGTATGGCATGAGGTTATCTTCTACCTCCATGGAACGCGCAAAAACCAATAAGCGAATAGGATTCATTGCCCGGTGCGATGATACCGGACTCGGCGTCGAGTCTATGGAGTTCGTTGAGCATGTGAAGCCGGACAAGATCATGACGCTCATGATCGGATACAAGAAGCAGCACCCCGAGCGATTCCCTGGCTCGACCGTGATCAGGGGCGTACCGAGCGAGCATGAGATCCGCACATGGCTCGAAGGACTCGACGTGGTGTTCGCAATCGAGACTGGCTATCATCCGTTCTTCTTCTCGATATGCCACCGCGCCGGCGTGAAAACGATCCTGCGCGTGAATTACGAATACCTCGACGTATGCACCGGCATCAATCGCCCCGATCTCTTCCTGCTGCCGACGCCATGGCATGAAGCTGACGTACCGAATCCCAAAAAGGTGCTACCGTTCCCCATCAATACCGATCGCGTGAAAGCGCGGGAGATCAAAACGGCGCAGACGTTCGTCCACATCGCAGGCCACCGCGGGTATATGGACCGGAACGGAACGGAACTATTCCTCCGCGTGATTCCCTTGGTGAAAAGCCCGGCGAAGTTCATCATCTACGACCAAGCGGGCGGCCTGAAGACAAAAGACAAACGCGCCGAGATCAGGGGAGAAGCGAAGCACTACTGGGATATGTATGCCGACGGCGACGTTCTCGTGATCCCTCGAAAGCATTCCGGGCAATGCCTCCCCATGAGGGAAGCAATGGCGGCAGGTATGCCGACATTGATGCCCGATATGGACCCGCAAAACAAGATCCTCGAGCCGGAGTGGCTCATCCCGATCCGCCGCGAGCTATCGGTGGATATCAAGAAGCGAATCGAGTATGCGGATATCGATCCGGCAAAGGTCGCACAAAAAATAGACGAATGGTATAATAAAAATATATGGCAGACTTCCTCAAAGTTGATAAAGAAGGCACAGTCCGAAAATTGGACGGCACTCCTACCGGAGTATCTCAAGCTCCTGCAAAATCTGTAGCACAGAAAGAGCAGGACGCATTGAACGATCCGTGCCAAGCGCTTGTGGATAAGTACCAGATCCCGCAAGAGATCGTGGGCAAGGTTATGAGCCGCAAGGATACGATCGGCTCGATCATCCAAGCGAACCTCGACGGCCTCCAGCGCGACTACATCATGGAAAAGTATTACAGCAAGCAGCTGATCATCAGCACTGCGCAGTCGCAGGTGTGGCGCCAGCAGCTCGGGGTGATCCAACAGAGCATCAAAGGAAAGGTGGCGATCGTGGAGTACTTGACACCCCTCTACCGGGAGTTAGAATAAATCTATAGTTGCTGAAGCTACGGCGAGCAACCCCTGTCGGGGTTGCTTTTTTTATCCACCAAAACCATGCAATGGAGCGATCCCACTAACCATCAAGGCATCATCCAGCGAACATTCTTCAAGACGTTCGGAGATTCGCTCGACCATAGCGCCGATTGGGCGCTGACCGACGTCACCGCATCGGGAAATCTTGCCCTTGCAAAGATTGCCACCGCACTGTGGAAGGCTTCGGACATTTGGACGTGGGACGACACCAACCAGACCTCGCTTCCGGTCGCCACGACCAATCTCGTGAGCGGACAGACCGACTATAGCCTCGGCTCGACGATCCTTCAGATCAAAGGCGTCTCGATCCTCGACATCAATGGCAATTGGGAACCCCTGAACCAGATCGATCCCCTCGAAATCGAACGCGAGACTGGTATGGACTTCGATTATTACAACAACATTCCGGGCCTGCCGGGCGAATACGCGCTGATCGGCAATTCTCTCTGGCTGAAGCCAGCCGCCGACAATGGGATATCCTGCACCATGACAAACGGACTCAAGGTATGGGTCGCAAGGTCGACAACGCAATTCGCCGTTCCTGCGAGCTATGGCACTGCCGATACCACCGTGCCAGGGTTCGATTCAAACTTTCACGATGCTCTCTGCCTGTTCATGGCCGATGATTATCTGAGCGCGAACGGACAGGAGGCGAAGGGCGCTGGCTATGTAGCACAAGCCAATGCGATCGTTCAAAGCCTCGCGCATGCGACCGGAACACGCGACAAAGATAAGCCGGACGTCGTCGGCATGCGTCCCGAGAGTATCGAATAAAAAATAACAATAAATCTATGAAAAAAATCACACACTTCATTCTTCATCTGCCCTATGTAGGGCCTGCAATCGGTTTCTATTTCGGAGTCAAGGGATATAACCGGATCAAAGCGAAGATCATCCGGCCAGTGGGACAGCATCTCACGATCCGCGATCTATTCCTGAACACCATGCCTTCATTCAACTCGCGCGTGAATAAGGGCGCCGACCTCATCGGATCGCTTATCACCGGGACGAGCTTGAACAGCATCACGTCGCCTCTCCCGCCGAAGTACATCGCGCTCTCGCCGACCGTCCTGACGCCGGCGGCCGGTGATACCACGCTCTCCGGTGAAACAGCAAACTCCGGCCTCGCGCGAACTCTTGGAACGCAGGGAAGCTACACTGGCCCCAGCTCTCTCGACGGCGCGGCATCATACACGGTGAGCAATACCTTCACCTGCGGAGCAACCCCGACGAACATCAACTCGGCAGCTCTCTTGGATGCGGCATCGAGCGGCAACCTGTTCGTCGAAGCGAACCTTTCGAGCCAGGCTACCCTCACGAATGGCGTCCAACTTCAGATCGTATGGACGGTAAACTACTAAGGTCGAAAAAATAAAACATTAAAAAATATCATGCTTCTTCTTTACCAAAACGGCGCAATGCCAACAACCGCAGCCCCGGTGAAAGTAACGACCGGAACGGCGATCAAGACGATGCTTCAGCTGAAACTCAACTCGGGCGTCACCGGAAAAGTCGTAGAATGGGGTATCTCATTCGATGGATCGGCCGCCGCAACCCCGATCGAGTGCGAGCTGGTCGAGACAGGGACGGTATTCGCCACCGTGACTGCTGCCGTGGCACAAGATATCACCCGCCTCAATCCACTCGAACAAGATCCAACGACTGCCTATGTGTCAGTCGGAACGACCGCGACCGGATATACATCGACCGCAGAAGGTTCGATCACGGCAACGCGCGAGCTTGATTATCAGCTCGTCGCTCCGTCAAACCAGTACGTGAAGCAATTCCCGCTGGGACGTGAGCCTATGCTTAACGCCGCATCCGCGCTCCGCATCCGCGTGACCGCCGGCGCGGCAGTGAACGCTTACTGTTACGTCATCGTCGAAGTCTAGCGATGGAAAATCCCCCCCGCAAAAGCGGGGGGAGTCGGATAAGAATAGAAAAATACCACTATGGCAATCGCACTAGATAATTCAGGTCAGGGAAACAGCACATCGCAAGCCGCCGGTGTTGCTTTTACTTTTTCCTATACCGTCAATTCAAACGCGAACGGGATTTTAGTGATCGCCATTCAGACTGGAGATAACGCTGGGTCAAACCATCAATCGCCATCGGCTGTTAGCTACGGTGGGCAGGCGCTCACAAATACCTCCGCAAGTTTTCTCGGAGCACAATGCTATATGTGGGTAGGGTATCTCCTCAATCCACCGACGGGATCGAATACGGTATCGGTGACGATCCCCAGCACCGGAAGCGGTTCGGGAGCGTCGCGCGAAATCGTATATTGCGGATCTTATACCGGAGTAAAACAAACCGGCGAGCCTGACAGCACAACAAACAGTAATGCAACTTCGGGAAGTACGTTTAGCACAAGTATCACCACTGCCGCAGACAACTCGTGGGCAATAGGACTATTTTTTAATAACCAAGGGCCAGCAATTTCAGCAAGCACGGGGACAACGTTGCGACAAAGTAGCACCGCCATTGGATCAGGAACACTTTTCGGAGATAGCAACGGCGTTATACATCCTGCCGGAAGTTATTCGATGAGTGTTACTGGCAACTCGGGATTTTGGGATGGAAGTCTTATATCAATCGCCCCAGCACCCTCTTCTCTTTCTATCCCGCCAATTAATATAAACCAGTCGGTGAAACGATCTAATTACTTCTAAAAATGGCACGTCACGGTAGAGCATTTCCTATCAAGGCGCACATCGGCAAAATGCCCTTCGTGCAAAATTATAGTTTCGCTCTCACCGTGACGATGATGAACGCCGCCTCGAGGCTCACGACGCTGTTCGGGCAGCAGATGCAGTTCTTTTTCAATCTCTCGGTCTCGATGATGAACAATGCGTCTCGCCTCGCGGTCCTTACGACCGGCAATATGAAAATCTTGGTGGTCAACATGATGAATGCCGCCAGCCGCTTCACTACACTGACGCCAAAAATCTTGGTCTATATCTTCAATTTGAGCGTGAACATGATGTACTCAGTAAACCGACTGACAAAATTCATCGTATCGATCCCCGGCCAATGGAACTTCCGCCCGAAAAATATCACCACCTGGACATTCCGCCCGAAAGACAATCTTGGTCCGCAAAACATTCCATCCCAGCCAAACTAAAATGACCACCTCCACTATTCTTCAAGATATGATGTTCGTGCTTGGGATTCTGGGCGTCATTTTTGGCATATACCAATACTTCAGGAATCCGCAGATCGCAGAGGATAAAAAAGCCGCACTGCTCGCGCAAGAGGTGAAGACACAGACGAACTCGGTAGATAGCCGATTCGAGGCGATGCAAGAGAATTTCAAAGGCCTTCTTCTCCAGAGTAACAATCACATTCATACCCTCGAGGTGAAGATCGACGAAATCAATAAAATCATAGGGGACGTTCGGGTGAACGTGGCGACGCTCTCGACCATCATCGACGAGAGGATTCCGAAAAAATAACATGGCAAAAAAAGGAACGACAACCACAAAGGATCCAAAAAGCACAGGCACTGATAGCGAGAAAGTATACTCGCAATTCGCCGGTGGCCTTCAGCGCGATGACAAGTCAGCGATCGCTGGCGGTGGATTGGCGATCGAGGAGCTTGATATCCTCGAAAACGCGAACTTCGTACGCCCGGCGCAGGTATTCTCCGCAGATGCTACCGTGCCGGCAAACCAAGCATTCCATTCCTACTGCGAAGATCCTCTTTTGGGGACCGGCTATGCCGTCGGAGGCGATAACAATGGCAACACCTATGCGCAGGTTTTTTATAATACGGCGATTGGAACGCCAACGGCGAGCGGATGGACGTCGGTGGGATCAAACGCGCCTCTTGTGGCAAACCCCATCTCGGGATCAGCCGTGCATTATGAGATCGAAAGCGGCGCAACCACTCCTACGCTCGCGGTCTACTTCATCACCGGACAAAACGTGGTGACGCGCTATACGGCATCGGGAAACATTGCGACGACCGTATGGACGCTCTCGACACTCACCTCGAATATGGGGCATATCTCCTTCAGGGAGATCAATACGATCACCTATATCGCGGCAGGCAATTATATTTCAACGATTGATCCGGGCAGCACATCGACCGGCCCGAACTTCAACGAGAAAGCCTTCGCGCTTCCTACCGGATACGTGGCCATCGACATCTGCCAGGCAGGGCAGTATTACTTCATTCTCGCGGAGACAAGCGACCTCATCTCGAACAAGTCGGTGATCTTCATCTGGGACGGCGTATCTCCTCAATATACCGATCAGATCCCGGTCCCTATGGGCGGACCCCAGTGGATATATAACTTCAAGCAGACGGTGACGATCTGCTGCACCGCTGGCGGCAAAATGAAGCTGTTCTACCTGAATGCGCCGACCGTGGGCGCCCTCTGCAAGGCATATCCGAACATTCAGATCCAAAACGTCCAGCTTCCAAACCAGACGCTGTGGATAGGAGCGACCGGAAACCACGGCGTCAACTGGGTGGTGCCGGTATCTCCCTCAAAGTCGGTATTCGTGAAAGACGACATCCTGTACTTTGCATTGTGGAAATTCGACAAGACCGCGCTCTATGCGCTGGGCCAGCTCGACTCAAAGAGTCCGTTCGCGCTCTGGCTCGCAAAACGATTCAGCACCGCAGACTATAGCCAAATGGTACCCTTCGCGGCCTACTGCTTCGGACAGAAAATCTTCGCCGCATTCCAGACCGGCTATTTCACGCAGGGAACGAACGCGACGAATTGCGCGATCTGCGACCCGGCGATCGCCAACAGAAGCTCTCAAGCGATATTCACCAGCACGTGGGATGACGACGGCGAGCCAATGAACCCGAAAGACCTCATCCGGGCATATATGCAATCCTATCCGATCCCGCGCGGCTGTTCGCTCCAGCTCAACTTCGCATTCGATTATGGGACGACCTATACGACCATGGTGCAGGCCGGAAATAGCATCATGAATACCCTCAACCAGGTATTCTCGATCATGCGCCCGACCGGCGCCCTCAACAAGAAGCTATTCCAGTGGCAGGTAGCATTCACATCGAGGCAATCCGTGGTGACGACCCTGAACGGCACTATCACCTCCTCTGCGACGACCGTGGTCATCACCTCTGGGACTGGGTTTGTAAACGGCGACATCATCAGCATCGACCAAGAGCAGATGACGATCGTATCGGGAGGTGGAACGACTACGCTCACCGTTACGCGCGGCACAAATGGCACGATACAATACCTTCATACGAGCGGTGTCAATGTGGTAGATCTAAGCGTAGCCCCACAGCTCACCGCAGTCGGGATGAGAAAAATAATCAAAGCCCTCGATGCCTAACGAACTCGAAGACCTCCAAGAACAAATAGACTTCCTTTTTGCGCAGGTGAACAGCCTGAAGATCAACACGCTCCAATCAAATAGCGGGTATGGATCCGTGCCGATGTTCACAACGGGAGGTGCCGCTTGTGCAACGACCTTGAGCGCGGCGATAACCTCGATCACGCAGACTGCCATCACGGTGGCCGCAGCGATCAACATTTTGAACACGACCTATATGCTGATCGATGACGAAATCGTCCAAGTGACCGCCGGAGGCACTACGACAAGCCTCACGATCCTTCGGGGCCAGTTCGGCACGGTCCCGGCACTCCATGCGAACGGCGCCGTCGTAGACAATTCGCTCAATCCTTTTACCTATCTTAATCCGCTGAACCACGTACCTCTAAAGATCGCCATGAACGCGAGCTTCGTGATCGGCACGACCACAATCGGCATATCGAATGGCATCTATGA